CAGGCACTAAAATTAGTGGTTCACAAGCATCGACAGGTTCATTTGGTGTGTTGGAAACTCACGGTAATGTTAATGTGACAACGACTGGTCGTGTGGGTATTGGAACAGCTGACCCGGATTTCAAATTAGATGTCGCAGGTAATGCAGGTTTTAATGAATATTTAAGACACAATGGAGACAACGATACACATATTCGTTTCCAAGCAAATCAAGTTGATATATCAGCAGGTGGAAATATATATTCATATGACGGAGCTGCATTTAACTTAACTGGACATTTGTCAGCAAGTGGTAATATTTCAGGTTCTCAAATTGAAGCGAGTGGTGATATTATAGCATTCGGTTCATCAGATAGAAATCTAAAAGACAATATACAACCGATTGAAAACCCATTAGAAAAAATGGATAAGATTGGTGGTTATACATTTGTATGGAATGATAAACAATCAACATACAAAGGAAAAGACATTGGTGTCGTAGCACAAGAAATTCAAGAAATTATGCCAGAGATTGTAGCAAATCGTGCTAATGGATATTTAGGTGTTAAGTATGAAAAGATTGTTCCATTATTGATAGAATCAATCAAAGAATTAAAGAAAGAAGTAGAAGATATTAAACAAAAATGTGATTGTTTGAACAAATAGTTTTATATTTATATACAACAAGGAGTTATAATGGCAAAAAAGAAAAAGCAAATTAAATTCACACAAGAAGAGTTAGATTCATTATCAAATTTGAAAAACACTTATGCCCAACTTGAATTAGCATTGGGTAGAGTGGAGATGGCTCGTATACAAGTTGAACAGAGAGCTGAGCAAATTGAAGGTGAGAAACTATCTTTAGAAGCTCAATTAAATGAACTACAAAAACAAGAAAGAGCTCTTGTAGTATCATTCAATGAGAAGTATGGAGCAGGAAATTTAGACCCATCTACTGGTGTTTTTACACCAAATGAAAAATAATTACCTTACTGAGTGAGTTTTGAGAAAATTATATGATATTTATTCTTACCATATAATTTTAATTTAGGAGAAAAATAATGGCCGAGAGAATAGTAAGTCCTGGTGTTTTTACCAGAGAAAAGGATTTAACATTCTTACCACAAGGGATTGAGGAAATTGGAGCGGCATTGATTGGGCCAACGGAAAGAGGACCAGCATTTGTTCCAACGACTATCAGAAACTTTGGTGAGTTTGAAACAATCTTTGGTAGTGAAAACCAAGATTTTTATGTTCCTTTTACTGCGAAGCAATATCTTCGTAGTGCAGGTACAGTAACAATAGTAAGAGTTTTAGGATTAGGCGGATATGCAAATGACACTATTACATTATCAATTAGTAGTTCAGCAGGAAACCGAGTAGCAGCAGTTCTAAAACCTTCACGAGGCGCGACAGACCCCGACGCAACAGAATTAGCAGGGCCAGCAAGTGCTTCAATCGTAATGGGAATACCTTCAGCAAGTTCATTTACATTGAACCTTGATACAGATAACAATGGAAGTACATCAGCTTTTGCATTGTCATTTGATTCAAGTTCAGCTGATTACATTACAAAAGTGTTTAGTGAGAATCCACAAGACTCAAATCAAGCAGTTTATGTATATTCAAACTTCCAAAACACACAAAATGCAGCAGGTGCAAATGATTTTGTATCGGTTAATAGTGGTAGTGATGAAGGATTTTCGTTTGACTACAATGTAGCAACAACACCTTTCATACAATCACAATTAGTAAATGGTGCAAGAACAAATTTATTTAAAGTTAACACTCGTTCACACGGAAGTAATATGAACTCTAAATACAGAGTTGGTATTTCTAATGTTAAAAGAGCAGTGGATGTTCCAGGTTCAGACTTCGGACAATTTGATTTACAAGTCATTGTAAATAATCCTGGTCAGTTAGACGACGGAACAATCTTAGAAAACTTTACAGCTCTGAATTTTGATGAAGATAGTATAAATTATCTACCAAGAGCAATCGGTGATAGAAACACTACAATAGATTCAAATGGTAAGTTAACTCATAATGGTGATTATCCAAACCAATCACAATACATTTACATTAGTAATTTTGATAATCTTACAGGAATAGCAGAAGAGTTAGTTCCTATGGGATTTGCAAAATTATTACAACCACATAACACTACATTAGCAACACCTTCAGGTAGTACAGTAGCTATGACATTCCCTTCTTGTTCTTTTGTTGGAACAACAAGTGGTAATGGACAGAAGAATAATCGTGATTCATTTGACCAAAATGTTTACTATGGATTTGATTTCAATAGTAAAGATAGTCAAAACTATTTAGCACCACTACCAACAAGTGCGGCAGTAGGAAATAATGTGACAATGAGTTTAGAGGACGCATTTGGTAATGATGACGCATCAACATTGGGTACACAATACTCAGCAGGTGATAATCGATTATCATTAAGTGGTTCTGATTACAGACAGCTAAAATTTGTTGTTCCTTTCCAAGGCGGATTCGATGGTTCAAATCCAGCGACAGACAGAAAAACAGGAACAAACATTACAGCAGCTAATACATTAGGGTTTGATTTAAGTTCAGCAACAGCAACAGGTTCAATAGCATTCAAACGAGCAATCGATGCGGTGTCTAATCCTGATGAGTTTGATATCAACTTATTATCAATACCTGGTGTTATTCACGAATTACACCCAAGTGTAACAAATCACGCGATAGACAAAGTTGAAGATAGAGCAGATTGTTTCTTTATCTTGGATGGTTCATCTTACGGAAGAACAATTCAAGGAGCAAAGGATGATGTTAAAGCAATCGATTCTAACTATGTAGCAACTTACTATCCTTGGATTAAGATACTTGATAGTGTAAAGAATAAACCAACTTGGGTTCCACCTTCAGTAGTTCTACCAGGAGTATTTTCAAATTCTGATAGAATCGGACAAGAGTGGTTCGCACCAGCAGGTTTAAATCGTGGTGGTTTAACAGAAGTATTAGAAGCACAAACAAGACTAACCAACTTGGAAAGAGATGATTTATACGAAAATCGTATTAATCCTATCGCAACTTTCCCTGGTCAAGGTGTAGTGGTGTTTGGTCAGAAAACACTTCAAGGTAAACCAAGTGCTTTAGATAGAATTAATGTAAGAAGATTATTGATTAACTTGAGAAAGTTTATCGCATCAACTTCAAGATTCTTAGTGTTTGAACAAAACACAAGTGCAACAAGAAGTCGTTTCTTGAATATTGTAAATCCATATATGGAACAAGTTCAAGCAAATGCCGGACTAACAGCATTCAGAGTAGTAATGGATGAATCAAACAACACACCAGATGTTGTAGATAGAAACCAATTAGTTGGTCAAATCTTTATCCAACCTACAAGAACAGCTGAGTTCATTGTATTGGACTTTGTGGTTCAACCAACAGGAGCAACTTTTCCTGAGTAATATAATAGGAAATGAAGAATAAAAAAAACCCCCATTTATTTGGGGGTTTTTTGTTTTAACTGGATCGCGTTGATTGGAAATAAATTATTTTGGATATATAGCAAAGGTATCGGCATATTCAGCCAAACAATAACCTTGGGCTCTTCTATACCCGTATTGTGTTTTACTACAACCCCTATACCTAATTCTAAAATTACCCGTTCTCATTAGATTTCTGATAGTTGGGTTAAACCTATACATCATAGGAATATCCTTGTAACAAGCTTGTTCAAGATAAGGAGCTTCATAATATTCTAACCTTAATTCAGGTTGATTCTGATTAGCTTCATACAATTCCATAGGATTGTGTGCATATTGATAGACATTCATAGTAAATGTTCTATTGTCAAAACCAAAAGCTCTTGGAACAAGAGTATCTTGATAATCTCTCATATAAATACCTTCGGTATCAGTCGTAATTATTTCATTATTTTCAATCATTTTATTTCCTTCATCAATTATCATTACACTATAATATAATAATACTATTTGTAAAAGTCAAGCTTTTTTTTAAAAACTTCTAAAAAACTTCTAAAAGTATATGTTATTTGGTAGTCACTTTTTTTAAGTTTCTTATATTTATTAATGTAATAAGAAAATTCTTTATAGGAGAAAAACAATGGCTGAAATGCTTGACCCAAATGATATATTTTTTACGCCGTTTGAACCAAAAACAGCAAATCGTTTCGTTATGGAAATTGACGGAATACCAGCATATCTTGTTAAAACAATGGCAAGACCTTCAATTCAATTCGAAACAATTACACTTGACCATATAAATGTCAAGAGATATGTGAAAGGTAAAGCAAGTTGGCAACCTATAAATGTTACCTTATACGACCCAATCGTACCATCAGGTGCACAATCAGTTATAGAATGGGTTAGATTACACCACGAATCAGTAACAGGTCGTGATGGATATTCTGACTTCTACAAGAAAGATATTACATTCAATGTATTAGGGCCAGTCGGTGATAAAGTTGAAGAATGGACACTAAAAGGTGCATTCATTCAAACAGCAGATTGGAGTGATATGGACTACTCTTCTAACGAAGTGGCACAAGTTTCATTAACACTTCAGTACGACTACGCAATACTACAATTCTAACGGAGAAAAATTATGTGGGCTATGTTTAAAGACGACAA